GGAGGTTGTTGGGCCGCAGGCCAGACTCTGCGTAGAGGTTCCCCATCAGGCCGGCGGCGCCAGCGTCGGTGAGCCCCTGGGCCTTCAGAAAGCTCCAGATTCTTTCTTCAGTATTCATCGCTTATCCGACTCCTCCTTCTTCCCCGCCCTCATTGGGCGGTTTATCTTCCTGCCTGCTTCTGCCGAATACCATCCCCTCGTTGTGCTCGAAGATGTTCTCCAGCACCTTCAGCGCGTTCACTCCCAAAATGGTGGTAATGGCCTGCTGGGAGAGCTCCACTACCGGGAACGGCTGATATAGCTTGACGGTGGAATAAACGGCGATGACGTAGGACACCGACACCCAACCCAGCGCAAATATTTGGGTGGTAGCGAACAGAAACCTTGTTACCGACTGCAGGACATTGGGCCGGGGCTTTCCTGTCCGCAGTTCCTTCACCCGTTTCCGCAGATGCCGGATAGTGGCCGCACTGAACACGATACCCAGGGCAGCCCCCACAATCAAAGCGGCAGCGGCGATTAAAATCGACCTTAAGATGTCCGTTGCGCATCATCCTTTCGCAGTTCAGTCTGTATCTTCAACATCATGGGCCGCCTGGTTCAGATGCTTCTCCAGCTTATCCAAGGCGGCAGTTACAGGGCCGTTGCACCCTTTCTCCTTAAGACCCTTGAGGCAGGCAAGCACCCCATAGCAGATAAGGGTCTGTTCGTTGCGGATTGCCGCGATAGCCTCGTCCTGCTTCTTGTTCCGCAGTACAAACCTGTGGCACCATAAGGCAACGCCACCGATCACCCCCAGGGCGGTCAGCAGCGCGGCCAGCTCGATGAGCATATCCGCGCTGATTGTCACTTCCATTTACACATTCCCCCAAAGATAAATTTGGGGAGAGGGTAATCCTAAATTTGGGAGGACGGTATCCCGTCCTCCCATTGGCTTACTGTCGTTTGACTACCGCCCCCACCAGGGCGGCGATGTGCCAGAGGTCCTCCACCGGCGCATCATAGAAGTCGTGGTTCCAGATCCAGAAGTCCTCGTGTTCCGGCCGCTTGTATTTCTGGCACAGAGGGTCGGCCCACACCTTATCCCACCGAGCCTGCAGTTCCGCCCGGCACTTCTCTCCGGCGTTGGGCGGTGTCTCCAGCCGGGTGAGGATGGCGGCCACCAGCTGGCCACGCTCCTGGCCCTGGCCGTCATCGTCCTGGCTGAAGAACTCGTGGGCGTTCTGGCTGGTATCCACACACAGGGGCTGGCCTTTCCACAACAAAAAACCATCCTGGGCCTCCAGGATGGAACCGTATGGAATATTGACCTGCTGGCCGTTGCAGCCTTTGAACCGCGCCCGCCTCCGAGCGACGTACCTCTTGTGAATGACCTGCTCCATGGCTTACTCCTCCGTGGTCGGGGCTTTGCTTGGCAGCATCCCCATCAGCTCCGTGTACTCCTCGGCGGTGATCTTGCTGGACGCCAGGAAGATGTCCAGCTTCTCCTCCATCCCCTCGGTCTGGCCGCGCTCGATCATGCGCTTAAGGGTCCGATACAGCATCTTCTACACCTCCCTTCTCAAACGGTCTCACTGTCTGCCGCCACACCAAGCTCCAGCAGGGTGATGCGGTATTCGTGGTCTACGGTCAGGCCGTCAATGTCCGCCGAGAGGTTATGGGCCGCAGCGACCATCGGGCCGGCGTCCGTTTCCTCCAGCATGACGGCATCCAGTTTCCCCATGCCCTCCGGGGCCTCCCGGCCCAGCAGGCGGTAGGGAACCCCGGAAATAGCGATGCCCGAAGCCTCCGGCTCCGGGCACAAAACGTAGCAGCCGTTTTCGGCCTGCTTGATGTAGGTGGGGGCCTCGGTCATGCCGAGGCTTTTCCCATCTCTGGTGTTGGTGATCCTGAACATTTTGCACCTCCAAAAAAGATAGCGTGGTAGAGCCGCCGCAGGCGGAGCAGACGCCCATGGTCATCGAAACAGCGGTAGTAGGCGCTCTGGCACTCCATGTACTGCTCGATGTCCTTGAACTCCCGCTTGCCAGCCTTGAACTCCCGGTGAAAGAGCTTTAGCTTTCTGCGGGCGCGTTTGATTCCGTCCCGGCTCCCGTTTATTTTTATCTTCCCGGTCTCCGTCAGGGTGAACCGGGCCTTACAGAAGCGGAAGGGCTTTGTGAGCGGGGTGACACTGCACTTCCGGCGGTTTACCCGGATGCCATTCGCCTCGAACCGCCGCACAATCTCGTGGCCCGCCCTCTTGGCCTCCTCGATGGTAGGGAAGGTCATCAAGAAGTCGTCCATGAAATGGCACTCATATTCGACCCCGGCCTGGCACATGATCCAGTTGTCGATGGAACTCGGCAAGGCCACCATCTCCTGCTGACTCGGCTCCACACCCAAGGGCATCCCCCGCCCCGGTGTGGGACAGGGAGAGAAACGGATGATCTTGTCCGCCAGCTCTCGAAGGGCCGGGTCGAGAATCAGCTGCTGGTGCCGCTGGTAGATCAGGGCATGGGGTGCGTTGGGAAAGTAGCCCTTCAGGTCAATCTGAAGAACAGCTCCCTCCCGGCCATAGCGCCGGAAGTGCCACGCCAGGTGCTGCTTGAGCCGCTTGAAATGCCAGTGCAGCCCCTTCCCGATCTGGCTGGCCCCGTTGTCGTGGATCATGCTGGGGGTGTACAGGGGAACCAGCACCTCATTGCAGAGGGTCTTGTGGATCTGCCGGTCAGTGATGTGAGGGGCGTCGATGGGCCGCACCTTGCCCCGTTCGCACAACGTGAAATGGACACATTTCTTCGGTTTCCATCTTCCCTCCAGGACTTCCCGCCGCCGGCGGGCGGTGCCGGAAAAGAGGTGTAACTCGAAGTTCTGGGTGCTCTGCTTCCAGCGGACACCGTTGCAGCACTTCCGCCCATAAAAGAACATTTTCCGATAGCTGAACACCTCGCTCAGAGGGCCGAGGGCGGCGCACCGCTCCTCACGCTTTTTCTGCCGCTTGGCTTTGCGGCGTTGGTACCGGGCCTCCCGGCGTTCCTGACTGTTCATAAAAAGTTTTTTCTCCCTCCGTACAGTTGTCTTGTAGGGTGCCGTCTAAATCTGCGTTGTCCTAATACACATGAAACGGGAGCTGGCACGTTCTCCCGCCATGCAAGAAGCGTCCGTGTAAGGACATCAGAGGGAAGTTTTAGGGATTGGTTACCCAGGGAAGTACCTCTCCTTTTACGTCGGTCGTCTTTCACTTTCGCTACTCCATTTGACCGCGTATTTACGTAAAATCCGGCCAGCAGCCCCCCGCAATTGTTTGCATTGTAATTGTTGACAGAGCCGCCGGAGCCCAGCGCCGAGAAGTTATTGTTGTTATTGTAATTAGGGGAGCGGAGAGGGCCCCACACAGCTGCGGGATAAATTATCAGAAGTACACCCAACGCGCAGTCAGGATTTTAGCATTTTCTCAATGCTGTCAATTTGGCCCTTTAGGAGATTATCCTCATGGTCGATAAGATCCCCCAAACTCTGAGACATTTTATCAAGCTTTTCTATCGCCTCCTTTGAACTGACTGTTTTCCCGTTCGCCGTAGTAAAACAGCCTTCCGGGTTCTGATTCATGACCAGGTAGCAATGAGTCAGTCGCACATCCAGTGCTTTGAGTGAGGCCATGGCCTCCAATAAATGCGCCCTGCGCAGTCGTGCGCGCTGAGGCACCACAACCCGCTTTCCATCCATGGGAAAGATGCTGTTAGCCTTTTCGGAATGGTCAACAATCTCCCCCGCAAGCTTCGCCACCGGCTCTGCCAGCAACCGAGAATATCGTGCGGACATTCTTGTCAGAAAGCTTAACGTCTCCACATATATTTGATTTGCCGTGTTGACAAACTCCGCTTTGCTGACAATGCGCTTGTTAGCGAGTACCGACATAATTCTACCTCTTTCGCCATTCTGGATATGGGCCAGTATAACACAAAAGCACAAAATAGCAAAGGGGCAAAATTTCAAAAATCGCGTCGGGCGCTTACGCGCCCTCCATGTTCCGGCCCTTCGGGCCGGTTTTTGTCGGCCCCAGTGGGCCGCCCCCTTCCGGGGGCGGGATAGGGGCGGGATACTCTGCGGAGGATTAGGTAGAAAAGCCGGCCAGCAGCCCCCCGCAATTGTAGGCATTGTGACCGGTGACAGAGCCGCCGGAGCCCAGCGCCGAGAAGTATATGGTGGTCGTGTAATGAGGGGAGCGGAGAGGGCCCCACACAGCTGTAGTCCGTGCGTCGTGTTTAAACACCTGCTTGCTGTTACCTGCTTTGAAGTAGTCGTACTGCACCTGGTAGTTCTTCTCATAGCTGTTGGCGTAGGTACGGTTTCCACCGTAGACCTCATGCTCCGCCAACAGGAAGAAATAATCCACGGAGGCGGTCACGTTCCCGGCGGTGTCACCGCTGGCGTTGCCCACGTTGTCCGTGTACTTAGTAACGGTCTTCATCACCTTTCGGACCGCCTGCGGCATGGCCGCCATGAGCGTGTTGGCCACGGGACTGTTCACAATGTCATAGCTGGACGGGTCATACCCTACACGGCCCGCCTGCGCAGCGCTGCCGTAGCCGCTGGGGGCCCTGTTGGTGCTGCCCAGGATGTCATAGCGGAGATCGCACCCCTTCCAGCCGCCCCGGTTGTAGTTCCCCCAGTGGTTCATGTTGAACCGCTTATTGCCGTCAGTGTAGTTGCTGTTATAGCCGCTGTCACACAGAGCGATCAGGGTGCCACCGATTTTCCCGATGGCCCAATGGATACGGTTGCTGCCCTCCCTGGAGGCGTTGTGGTTGATGCCCAGGATAAAGGCGTCCACCTGTAGGTTGTTCAGCGCCAGCGTCCCCACCGTGCCGTTGAGCGTGATGCTCTTGGTATCGCCGGGGGCGAAGTAGCTGGCAGCCGTTCCCGCGTCAGAAATGGCCTTGATGTCATCCCAGGAAGAATTGGACACCGTTGGTTTGACGGCGGTAATGCTCACCGTCTTGTTTTCCGGGGCGTTATGATTGGTGCCAGCGGCAACTTTGATTGTAATCGCAGCCGATCCAACGGCCTCTCCTGTCACCGTCACATTGGTGTCGCTGACAGACACCGTGGCAACGCTGGTGTTGCTGGACGTCGCAGAAATAGCACCATCACCCGCCCGCGTTACAGCAATCACCCCGGAAGTGCCGACGTTCAACGGCAGGCTGGTCTTGTTAAGGGACAGGCTACCCGCCGCCTTGGCAATGCTCCACGAAACCGTCTTGGCGGTAGTCGTACCGTCCGGCCACTGGAAGTTGGCCCCCGGCGTGAAGCTGGCACTGTAGGTCCCTGCATTGGTCGCTTTACTGGTGCCACCGATGGTCATCTTGCTGGTGTCGTAGCCGTTGAACTGCCCCGTCAGCTCGCTCCCTGTGTACGTCTGGCCCCCCTTCGCGGTGGGGACGCTGACAACCGCCCGCTGGATCGTCCACTGAATCGTCTTTGCCGTGGTGGTGCCGTCCGGCCACTTGAAACCCTCTTTGGGTGTGACTGTGGCCTCGTAGGTTCCCACGTTCGTCCCGCTGGTGGTTCCGCCCAGCGTGAGCTTGGATGTGTCCAGCCCGTTCCATGAGGGGCTTTGTACGGCCCCCGTGTAGTAAAGCGCACCGTTCTGCGTAGGAACGATATTGATGGTGCTGTTGAGATCGGTGATGGCTTTTGCGGCATCCTCTGCCGCTTTTTGCGCATTCTCCGCAGCTGTTTTTGCCGTGCCTGCATCCCGCTTGGCCGCGTTTGCGGCATCGAGAGCGTCGGCGGCGGCCTGCCTGATCTCACCGATGGTGCCCTCGTTGGTGGTGGCTTTTTCCAGCGCCTCGTCCGCCGTGGACTTCGCGGCGTTGGCGTTGGTATCCGCAGCATTCGCCCTCTCCAGAGCAGCGTTCGCCGTAGACTGTGCGCTGTTGGCAATATCCTGCACACCTTCTGCGGCAACTTTGGCGGCGTTCGCAATGTCAGAGACATCCCTCAGCTCTTTCGCGGTGACACCAGGGACATTCACAGTTCCAAATGCCATTGATTTTACTCCTTTCCTTGTTCAATCCAGTATTCCGCCGCAATAGCGGCACTGGGCACACTGGCGGCCCGCAGGCGTACCTTGCCCTCCATGGACTCGCAGGTCGGGCACAGACCGCACTCAACCGCCGCATCAAGCCCGGCGGGGGCAAGTGTTATCTCCACCCGATCCGTGGCTGTCACGCCGGTCACCGGCATATCGTAATAGTTCGGATAGTTCTCTGTCTCATCCTTCTCCCAGCCGGTTGCAGGAATGGTGCATGAAGTCCCCTTCGGCTTGTCCTGCTTTCCCGCAATGTCCTTCGCAGTCAGCTCGGAGAGCCTTGCGAAGTCTTCTCCAAGACCAGAGACGGCGGACTTATTCTCGTCCGCCGCCCCCTTCAACCGAGCGAGAGAGGAAAGCAGAGCGGCCCACGACTGGGGGTCGAACGCTTTCCACTTCCACATGGATATTACCTCCCACTTACTCGCCCTGGGCCTCGTCTGCGAACAGCGCAAGGATCTCGGCCTCAGTTGCCGTGGTGATGTCCTCGGCCTTCACATAGCCGGACAGATCCACAAAGCCGGCCAGAACATCGTACTTGTACTCCTCCCCAGACTGTACGACGACCACGTTGGTCCCGGCGGGGTGCTTCTTACCCGCACCCTCAACGAAGCTGTCAGTTGTGGTGAACTTGTCGGTCACGTTGACAACCAGTCCCAGATTGACCTCGGTCAGCTCAGGCAGATCAGCAAAGGCCGCGCTGCCGCCGGCCTTGTAGGTGCTGGACACCTTGGCGTTGATGGCGGCGGTGACCTGCTCCTCGGTCTGATACTTGGCATCGTTGGTCAGGGCGGAGACGGCGGTAGGGATAGCGTCCTTGCGGGCGTACTTGGCCTTCATCTGGTCAGAGAAAGTGGTCAGGTTTTCCAGGGAGATGTTTTTCGTCTTAGCAGTAGTCTCAGGCATTTTTATTCCTCCTAAAATGTCGTTCAAGAAAAGTGGAGGAGCGCACGACATCTCGGCCTGTCGTGCGCTCCTTGCTGGTCTTACTCGCCGGTGGTTTCGCCGCCGCTGGGCTCCGGCTCCTTGAACAGGGCCAGAACCTCCTCGGTGGTGGCGTAGGTAACGCCGGCGGCCTCGATGTTCTGGATCTGCTCCTTGACCTTGGCAACCTCGGCCTTGGTGGCGATGAGGGGCGCGGCCGCCTGCAGGGCGTCCAGGGTCACGGCCTTCTGGGTAGTGTTCTCAGACATGGTTTTTGCTCCTTTCTAAATAATTTTTATTCCTGGCCTTTGTCGGCCTTGGAACCATTGAAAAGCTCCGACACCTCAGCACTGCCGGCGGTGTCGAGGGAAATGTTGCCCCTCCCATCAATCTGCAGGCCAGAGCCAGGCTTGACCATCACGCCGCCCAAGGTTGTTCCATCTGCCGCAGGAAGCGAGTAGGACGGGCCAGGAGCGGGAGACGGGCCGCTATACTGCGAGGCGTCCAGGAGCGTAAGGCGGGCACGGAGGGGCGTAGCGGGGGCCTCCTTTGCGTAGAGCCGAAGGGTGCCGTCCATCGTCTGTGTGGCAGGGCACAATCCGCAGTCCCCGGCCGCTTGCAGGGACTCAGGCAGGATGGTGAGCATTGGGGTAAGAGTCGCTGTAATGGCCTCGCTGACGATATCGATATGGATGGGGAACAGCCCGTCGGTGTCGTTACCTGCCTCCCAGCCAACGGTCGGGATGGTGATTTCCTCGCGGCTGTGAACATCTCCCAGCAGGATGACACTCACGCTGATTTCCTCGGCCGGAATGCTCTCGGCATAGACGCGCAAGGCCCCAGAGAGAGTGCTGGCAGTGGTACACAAGGCGCAGCCATTCGCCACACCAATAGATGAGGGCAGGACCGACAGCATCGGGACCATATCCTCCTCCACCTTCGCGTGGGCGATGTCCCGACGGTAGGCATACACCCCGCCAGTCTCGTCGTCAGGCTCCCAGCCTTCCGCAGGGATGGTCAACTCGATACGCTCCGCACGGACCACGCCGCCCCCCAGCTTATCCTGCAGAGCTTTCACGGCTTGCCGGATGTCCTGGTGGGTCTCTGCATCGCGGCCATGCTCGGTGATGAGCTGCTGCACGGACTCCAGCGTAACCAAGGCGTCAGGGTCGATAGTGGCCGACACGTTGTCCACATCCCCAACGGCGGCGATGATGTCGAAATGAGCCAGCTTGCCCACGATGGAGCTTGCCGGGCGAATCCACTCCGGCTCGTTCTCCAGGCACAGGGCCGTGAACGGGACCTCGCCCTCGTCCGGGTCCTCAGCGTAGAGGATCAGCCAAGTGCAGTAGAATCCGTTCTCCACATGAACGCTGTTGATCTGGACCGACACCTGACACTCACCGTCAACCGGGTTTGTGACGGAGCTTATCATAGCGTCCAGGACATACTCAGGCGGTTCCGTGAGGGTCTTGGGCGTCAGGTCTTCCGGCATCGCCCCCTTGCCAGCTGCCACGCGAGTGTAGTGCATCCGGCACCGGCCCGCGAGGACTTTGGCAATGAGGGCAATACCTTTGAGGCTGCCATAGCAGCCATCTTCAATTTTTGGCACAGGTACTCCTCCTTTTAGTCAATTCGCTTTGGTTTGATGTGGCTGTGCATATAGGCCCCGCCCCGCCCACTCCTGCGGCCCACAGAGGCCATGTGGGTATCGGGTAGTGCTCCGGTAAGGGTGGGCGGAAGAAGGCTGCTGTGCGCCACGGAAACGGGCTTGTGGAATGCCTTATCCTTGCCGACCGGGGAGGCCGAGATAGCCGCCTGTTGAACCGCAGCGTGGCCGACCGAGAACCCGGTCCTCGCGGTTCGATCCTCCCCGATTGGTGTATAGGAAAAATCCGTTGCCACAGATCCGCCGTGCGCAACAGCCATATCCCAGATGAGTTCCCGGTCTTTTCCGATGGGGAGGTACTTGTAGAACGTCCCGATGGCTCCGCCGTGGGAAATGGGCATGTCAAAGCGGTAGGTGCGGTATGTCCTCACATATAGCCGCATACCTACGCCGGCGGCGACAATGCGCTTGATTGCCCAGGCGATAGGCTCGATCAGGTCTTGCCGCTCCTGCGTCAGGAGCAGCCAGTCCACATAGAGGGCAATCTTGGCCGGGAACACGTCCTCGAACTCAACATCGTGGTTCTCGACGCCCAGTAGGTCAGCGGCGGCCCTGATGACTGTATCGGTATCGCCGCCGGATAGCTGGGACAGAATCTTGACCCGGATTGCGAGGCGGTACAGCGCATCGCTCTCGCTGAACCGCTGAACACCCCAGTTGGCCCCATACCTGTCCAGGACAGCGCCCCTCGCCGCCTCCAGGTCATCCCATTGCTTTACCAGCTCCGCGTTTTCCTGGACGATGTCCAGGCCCCAGGCGAACAGAGAGAACAGCTTGCCGATGTTCGTCTCCAGCGGTCGGCCCTGCTGGTGGTTATCGTAGTCCTTCCGGCTGTAGGCGCTGGTCAGCGCATACAGCATTTCAGATAGATAGTTCTTCACTCCACGATCACCATGCTTTCATCGGTGACGGCCTTCTCCCTGGCAGCAACCTCGATGTTCTTCCAGCTGAAGTGCTCACCATCGGAGCTGATCTGGAGGACGAAGTCCACCACCCCCGGCACCTTCAGAACAATCGTGGGCAGGGTCACGTTGATAACGTCCTGCCCTATGTTCAGTCCGCCGCGAGTGTTCACGCCAATGTGCTGGATGATGGCCTGTTTGATCCGCTCGATGCCGTCCAGGGGGAACTTGCTGTCCGTTACGAGGTTGAACACCTTCACCCATATGCCGACGGGGGTCGGGCGGCTGAAATGGACATCGTAAAGCCTCCCGTCAGCCTTGACCACGGAGACCGTTGTGTTTCCGTAGGTCTGGATGCCTGCGGCCTTCCGGCGGAAGATGGCTTTCGCCACGTCCTCGTCCAATCCTCCGTATGCAACGATCTCAACAGAGTGAGGGGGCAGCCCGGTCTTGCTCTCAAAGTCGGTGTCGTTCTCCTCCCCGGCGACTGCGATGACTGCCTCAACGCTCTCGTAAATCTCCGCGATAATGGCGTCGATGTTCACGCCGCCGGCGAAGTCCACCGATTTGTAGTACCGTTCCCGGAACTCGGCGGGGGTTTCTGTGTTTCTGCCGCCTTCAAAGGCTTTCTCGTTTGTCACAGACCTGATGCCGAGTTTCGGATTTGAAATGTTCTTTATCGTTCCCTCGGCGGAATTGCCGTCAGGCCCAGCGACCGCCGCCGACGCCGGGAGGGTCACGCTGCCGCCTGTGATCACTCCGGCTCTGAGCGTGACATACTGCACCCCGGCTGTGGTCTCGGCAAGAAAGCCCGCCGGGACCTCCACATTGTCGTCGCCGTAAAATGTCAGGTAGCCCATGGCTTTCTGCGCTCCCAGGAGCCGTATACCGATCATCCGGCCAAGGTGGAGGAGGCTGGCGCCAACCGCAGTGTCAACGAACCGGCTGTTGTACACATCCTCCAGAGTAGAGAACAGGAGGTTCAGCACCCAAGCGAAGATCCGCAGGAAGATTCCGAGCGGGGATCGGACGGTCAGGTTGGCCTTGGAGCCGAACAACTCACGGGCCTTGTACTCCAGGGCATCCAGCAGCTCCGCATAGGTCGGACGCCTAAAGCCAGCATCGGTCAGGCCCCACTCGTTCGGTTTCGCCATTACGCTGTCACCTCCAATTCGATGGTCTCGCCGCTGACGAGCGTGGCCGAAAACTCAGCCGTCACGCTCCGCCCGTCATATGAGACATTGAGTGTGTCTATCCGGGAAACCTCATCTTCCTGGAAGATGGCCTCTCGGACAATGTCTTGGATTTCGTTGATGTCTATCTCGTTCTGATTCGTGCCCATAATGCGCTCATAGTCGGTGCCATGTACCAGGTCGGCGAAGAACTCAGCCTTCCAGGTCAGGAGCGCGTGGCGCACGTTCTGGACGGTCGTATCAGCACCATAGATTTTCACGAAATTGCCGCCCCCATCGAAAACCAGATCGCGGGTCTCAGGGTCAATCAGCAAGGTCATGTCCTCATCCATATGGCCGCGCTCCTTTCTCCATCCGGGTTACGCTCCGAACTGCAAGCCCAGGTGGGCATACAACCCTCGCGTGAGCTGCTTTTCGATTTCATCCACATAGACGGTCACGGGCTTGCCGTTCACCCGGATTTCCCGCGTCTCCCGGAGGAGCGGCTGGGCCGCAGAGTCTGCCGCAGGCTGGGAGGCAGACATGGACAACGGAGGCTCAGGCAGAAAGCCAAGGGCCTCCATGCGCTTGTGGTCGCAGGTATCGACATACGGGCAGGACTGGCAGCCTGCCGCGAGTTTTGACAGTCCCATTGGGAAGTCTCCTTTCAGAACCGGCCACAGAGTTGCGCAGTGGCCCCAGAAAGGCGGGGATACGGCGCAAGGTGGGTAAGGGTTGGGCTAAAGATAAAAGCCGCTGTGGGCGGCTTAAAATCGCTTACAGGGGGGGCGGTCACCCGCCTATGATCACGTTGCCGCTGCCCTCCTGCACGGTGCCTCCGATTGAGACAGCATCGCCGACACGGGCGGCAGGGAGACCGTTGATGTCAACCTTGGAGCTCCCGGCGGCAATCATGTCCTGGTGGCCTGGATGAGTGACGCATCCATGCGTAGAATACTGATCCGTCCGGCGGCCTGCGCCCTTTCCGTTGATAATGACGTTCGGGCTGCAGCTTACCAGGGGAACGGGCGGGCAAGAATCGTGTCCGGTGCAGTTGTCGCCTTGTCTCGTTGCTGCTGGCATAGAGCACCTCCTAATTGAGATAAATCTTACCGCCGGTCTTGACCGTCATGTTTCCGTCCAGCGTGATGTTCATATCGGTGGATTTCATGTCAATCGTGGTGGCGGTGAACTCGGCGGTGGTGTCTTCGTTCTTCACGATCACCTTGTCCTTGGTGACGGCAACGTAAATCTTGCCGTCCTCGGTGGCAATGCAGATACTTTCGTCCGGCAGTCCCTTCACCGTGTAGCTCCCGGCCACCAGCGCCCCCACAAAGATGGCGTCGGTCGTGGCGTGGTTCCGCTCGGTCAGGGGCTTGGCCTCCTTACCCCCGGTCACGGTAGCGTCCATATCGTGATCCAGGTAGACCACAGTGCCGATGTCGCCCTCTTTTATCCAGGGGCGGAAGATAAAGCCACCGCAGTGCGTGAGGGCCACAGGCACCTTCAGGATAGGCGGCTGGCTTTCGTACTTGCCGTTCTCCAGGTGCTTGGAGAGCGGCTGGACGTTCACCGTCATCTTTGCGGGGTCAAAGGACATTACCTGCACCGTGGCGGCCACGCAGATGGACTCCCGGAGTTTGTCATCGTGAATCCGCTGGTAATTGTACTGGTTTACATCGGCCAGTCCCATGAGCAATCCCTCCTCAGTATGGCTTCAGCTCCATGGAGGTCTTCCAATCCCCGGTCCGGCCCCCTTTGTGGCTGCCCTTCACCACAATGAATCTGCCGTTCAAGTCGCTGGACTGGACCTTCACGACCTCGGCGGTGGCGATGCTGTAGTTGAGCAGGCAGGAGCGGGAGATGGTATCCTCTTTTCGATCCTCCCCGGTCTTCTGCGAGTTCAGGTCGGTCTCGACCTGGATGGCAACGGTTTCCTCGTCGGAGCGGAGGAGGCCGGTCGCCGGGGTGAGCGTGACGCCGTTATTGATACCGTCATCCGCCTTTGTGATGTAGACCTGCCCAGTGGTTCGGACTATGAACCGGCTCTTGCACTCATTCACCACGATCTCCGTGAGCACCTTCTTCAGATTCCCCCGGCAGACGCGGCCCCGCGGGTAGCTGGTGTCGATGGACAACTCACACCTGGCGACCTCCACCCCAAAGATGTTCAACAGGTCCCGGATGATCGCGGACGCCTTTACGTTCTCCGTGTAGGTCTTGTTGCCGATCCGTCCCAGGATTTCCTCCGCACAGGGCTGGACGGTCAGGGTGGACGACCAATCCACATTGTTCTGCTTGTGCTTCAGTCCGACCACCTTGCCGACCAGGATGCAGCCGACGTTCCCCTGGTAGCCGGCGTTCAAGATCACGGGATCGTCTTTCTTGATGCCGTTGCGGGTATTAGCGGAGAGGTTTGTCACGGTCACGGTGGCCACTGGGGGCTCGTCGCTGTCCTCGAAGGGAATATTGAACGTGAAGGTCATTCCGTCCAGGTCGAACTTGCTGTTCCCAATGACCAGTGTGGCCGCCCTGATCCAAAAGGCCATATCACTCCACCTTCCTTTCGTGGAGGTAGAGTTTCACATCCTTCCCGAAGTTCTCCCATGTGACCTCGGAGATGCTGTCGCCGGTAATGCAGGACGGGATGATGACCGGGATCGGGAACCGCTCATCCTCGACCACGTTGAACAGGGGACGGCCATAGCGGACGATCTCCCCGAAGGTGAGGACGTTTCCGTTCACATCGTATAGGTCAATCGTGAAGAACTTCCCGGTGGCGTTGTACTTGACCGTGAACGAGTAGGTGCGGTCAGTCAGCTTCACCGAAAAGGTGTATGGCACACGCGACACGTCGATGGCGATATACTGCACATCAGAGTTCAGGTCTATCAGCTGCAGGGCCATATTCGTTCCCCCCTTACACGGCGAGGCCGTCATAGGCCCCGGTCTGCCTCGTCAACGGAGCGGCACTGCTGGGCTGTGTGTACGCTGCACCATGCCGCTCCACGCTGGCCGAGCTTACCGACTGCAGGGACACCATCGTCAGGCCGGCGTTGGCTGTTTTCGCCAGCTGCTGGTCTTCAGCCTTTCCATCATCCTGGCTGGTCATTGGTAGCGCGCCATCCATCGGGACATACTCCGCGGAACTGATCTGTACCTGCTTTAGAGTCGCAGAGAAAGATGCGCCGTTCCTGTTCTTATACGAGCGGTCAAACTTGAGGCTCGTGAAGACGAGGTTGGACATCCGAGTGACGCCTATATAGGTGATGATATCCCGCGAGGCCCGCATAGCTTTCAGAGCGTTTATTGCGCTGTTTCCGCCGATGATCACGCCGGAGATATTGAGAGTGCCGGATGCGTTGTTCACATGGTCGTTTATCTCGGCACCGTTCTCAATCGGATTGGAGGTGACGGTGCTGCTGTAATTCTCACTTTCCTTCTCAACGACACCGTTTTTCAAAGGCTCAAAGCGGACTGTACCGCCCTTCCTGCTGGTGAGTATATAGGCCATACCGCCACCTCCAATTTCGGCTATGGTTTCACATCGACCGTGGGTAACACCTCTGTGTGGAAATAAAGCTGATAATGGTACGGGTCTGTGTGTGTCCCCGTGATGTCCTCAACAACGTACAGGGTATAGTCATTGAGGTAGATATAGTTTTTCTTATACTCGTTCTGGCCCACCTTGCAGGTCACGACCAGTTCACTCGCGGAGTTATTGCTGACGCTCATATAGCCTTCTGCTTCCAGGATGATGGTGTCGGTGCGAGCATTGTAAACGGTGATCCTGCGCTCGCACTCGAAGTAATCAGCCTGTTTGGACAGATTGGTGTTCACTTTGTCCGCCTCGGAGCAGGCAGACAAAGTGATGACACACAGCATAAGTGCAAAAAGTGCGGCAAACAGTTTTTTCATGATGTTTCCTCCAATCAAAATGCGTATTGGTTCTTGAGAGCCGCCTGCTGAAGCTCCTCCTCGCGGAACTCATCGTACAGCTCCCTCATCTTGGTCTCAAATTCAGCCATAAGCTGCGCCCGCATCTCCTCCAAGGCCTCGCTGTCTGCGTTGCCCTCAACCGTAATCTGGACCGTGACTGTCGGGGAGAAGGTAAACCCACCACCGCCATTCCCGGTAGAGCCGCCGTCCGGCTCAGGGATGCCGCCGTTGCCGCCGCCATCAACCTGCTCAGGATAGCCGCCCTCACCGTCTTCATCGCCGGCATACTGTTCGTAGCTTGGGGGATTGAAGTCTTCAACAAGCGGGTTCACGCTGTAGGTAACATCGGAAACGGACGGAGTATTGACGTCCTCAATGATGGGGCTGACCTTGTAAACGGAATCAGCAATGGCGTTTCCGATTTCGTCAATTCCCTCAACATTCGGATACACACCATAGGTCACATCAGCAGGGCCGTTCGGCTCAGGAACATCAATTTCAGGCCCATCCAGATTTGTCGGGACAGCCCCCTTAATGTCCTCAGTGACGTCCTTCATGCTGTCACCGAAGCCCTTACCGAGACCCAAGGCCATATTGTCGCCGATTTCAGCGAATACAGTAGACGGGCTGTGGATGCCCAGGAAGCCCTTGATGCCGTTTACAATGTCGCCTGCGAAGCCCTTGACCTTATCAGCCACCCAGCTCGCCATTGATGATATGCCGCTCCACAGGCCCTCCACAATGCTCTTGCCAACGCCAAGCACCATGCCGGGTATCTCGCCGAACGCACCGAGAATAGCCGCTCCAATCGCCGGCAACTGCGCCACAAGCTGAGGTATCGCAGAGATGATACCGGCCCCCAGCTCCAGGAGCAGGGTCACGCCGGTCGAAACTATGGAGGGGAAGTTCTCGCTCAGGGTGCCAACGATGCCGGTAATAATGGCGGGTATCTGTCCGATCAGTTCAGGCAGGGCCCCTATGATGCCGGTGGCCAGCGAGGTGAGTATCTGGACGCCCTGTTCCAGGATCGTGGGCAGGTTCTCTGTGACGAAGCCGCAGATGGACGTGACCACCTCCGGCAGCATTTCGACCAGCGTGGGTATCGCGCCAATGATGCCGTCTGTCAGCGACAGCAGAATGGTGGAACCTTGCTCCAGAATGGTGGGCAGGCTCTCTGTCAGGAAGCCAAGTATCTGGTCAATCAGCTCCGGCAACTGCCCAATGAGCACTGGAATTGCGCCAATGATACCGTCAGCCAAACCGCTGATGAGCTGCATCCCAGCATCAATCACCAGGGGCAGATTCTCTATCAGTGTCCCGGCCATGAGCATCACTGTCTCGACCATGGACGGTATCAGCGTGGGAAGCATATCGCCGAGGCCAGACGCCAGCGACGCGATGATTTCCATGGCCGCCCCGGCCAGCACTGGCAGGCTGCTCAGGATGCCGTCACCCAGCAGGGTCACGATCTGGATTGCCGCATCGATAATCAGCGGCGAGTTGTCCAACAACCCCTGGCCCAGCGCGCCAAGCAGCTGCATCCCGGCATCAATTGCGGTCGGTAGCATTTCGACGATCATGCCGAGGCCGTCACTCAGGATTCCGCCGAGGGCACCCATCGCCCCGGTCAGGCCACCCTCCTGGAACGCCTCCGAGAGTTTCGTGACCGAATCTGTGCCGAACTGTGTAAACTGCCGCAGGGATGGGGTCAGCCCATCAGAAATAACAATTTGAGCGCCCTCCAAGGCGCTCTTGAACAGCGTTATATCACCGGCCAGGTTGTCAAGCTGGGTATCGGCCATGGCCTGCGCCGCGCCCGATGTGTTGTCAAAGGCGGTTTGCAGGTCTCCGAGGTCCCCGCCGAGGGCTTTAACGACATCCTCCTGGGATGTGCCAGCGTCTGCGGCCTCCAGAAGTGCATCGGCAAAGGCTTCGGCGTTTCCGCCGGAGGTCTTGAGGATGTCAGAGAACGCCTTTTCGCTGATACCGAGCTTGCCGAGGTTGCCCTGCATGGCCGTGAGGTCGATTCCAACATCGGACAGTGAATCGGACAGGCTGCCCATGTTGACCCACGCACCGTCAATAGCCGCGCCCAGCTCATCGAAACGCTCTGCGCTGGTGCCGAGCATGGCATTTACGGACTTCAGGTCTACCTTGTTGAATATCTCATTGAGCGCTTGGGTCTGCTCCTCCTGCGTCAGCGAGGAGAGAGCGCCGTTCAGATCACCAAAGGTCTCGTTCAGCGGACGCAGGTTGCCTTCTGCATCGAATGCATTTACGCCCAATGCTTCCAGCTGAGCCGCCGCTTTGTCCGTGGGGGCAGACAGAGATAGGATCATGTTACGGAGGGCCGTTCCGCCTTCCGCGCCCTTGATGCCGTTGTCCGCGAGGACGCCCAGAGCCATACTCAGCTCCGTCGTGCCGCCGGACAGGTTCTTTGCGGTGCCGCCTACCGTGAGGATCGCATCGCCAAGCTGCTGGACGCTGGTGTTTGACTTGGAGCTCGCCGCCGCCATCTTGTCTACAAGGTCAGCGGTTTCCCCCATTGACAGCCCCAGCGCAGACTGGGCGTCCGTCACCATGTCCGACGCGGCCGCCAGATCAATGCCGCCCGCCGCTGCCAGGTTCAGCACGTTTGGCAGCATGGTCATGGATTTCTCGGCATCGTAACCGGCCAGGGCCATGTAGTTCAGCGCGTCAGCTGCTTCGGAGGCGGAGAACGCTGTGTTTGCGCCCATCTCCTGCGCAAACTCTCGGAGCTGGTTAAAGTTCTGGCTTGCCTCAGAGGTGGCGTCGTTCAGCTCCGCCACAGAATAGCCCATTGTAGCGGCTACCTGGGACATGGACGAATCGAAGGCCATCCCCGTGTTGACGGAGGCGGCAGCGAAGCCGCCAACGGCCACAGTAGCGGCAGTCAGGCCGATTGCCGCCGCTTTACCGATGCCCTTTAGAATGCCGCCCAGCTTTTCAAATTTGCCGCCGGTATTCTCCGCCGCATCGCCCAGATTTTCAACATCTGGTCTGGCGCCGTTCGCCGCGTCGCCTACATCGTCCGCTGCGTCTGCGGCCTCATTTGCTCCGCGGACAAAATCAATGAACCGGCTCCTGGCGTGGTCTATCGCCCCGCCAAGGCCGCTTTTGATGGTCTCTATCGGGTGTGTGAACCCTTCCCTGATGCTGCTTGCCCCGGACACCACGCTGTCCTTGATGCCCGTCATTTTGGTGACAACATTCTCCTTGAGGTCGGTCACCCTCTCGCCAATATGGGTGATGGCCCCGCCCACGCCGGAGCGGAGGGCCGAGGAGAGGCTGTTGCCGCTGTCTATCCCAGCGAGGAATGACTTGCGGAAGGCAGAACCGATACCGCCAGCGTCGTCTTCCAGATCCCCGATGTCATTGGTCAGATCGCGGATGTTGCGCCTGGCTTGATCCACGTCAACATCAATGTCGATGTCGCCAGCGCCGTCCCCAAGGCTCCCGATATCATCGGACAGGTCTTGTAAATCGGAGTGGGCCCGGTCTGTGTCAACGTCAACTTCGATATCAGGCGGGTCCTGACCGAGGTTGGTAACGCGGTCTTCCAGATTTTGAACATCGGTCTGCGCCCGCTCGGTATCGACTTCAATGTCAATGTCTGCGGATCGTTCGCCAAGGCTGCCGATGTCGCCGGTCAGTTCCCGGATACTTTCCTCAGCCTGGTCAGTATCTGCGTCTACGGTGATGTCTGTACCATCAGCGCCGGACTGAAGGTCCCCGATGTCACCCACAAGATCACGGATGTTTTCGGACGCCTGTTCAGTATCAGCGATGATGTCCACATCACCCGCAGCCTCGGCCCGCAGCGTACCAAGCATCCCCATGAGGTTACGGATACCTGCCTCGGCCTGTTCTGTAATTGCTCTTACGGTTATGCCATATGATAAACTGCGGGCCTCATCCACAAGTCATCCCCCCTTTCTTCATTCGTTTTTGCTGGGTTTCTTGTTCCACACGGTCTGCCAAAGGAGCCGGGCCTGCTCCGCCTCAGCGAACTCCGCCAGATCCATCTCCTTGAGTTCAGTGTAGCTGATACCACCCATGCAGAACGTCATGCGCCAGAACCGTTCTTTACGTTGCGCTCTTTTCCGCGCTTCCGTCGGATTCAGCTCGCTCCGACAGAAAGTTCTCGATCTCACGCACCAGCTCGGTGGGGGTGACGATGTCGTCCTGCTCGTCAAAGAACTTCAGGCCGTGCTTGGCGACCTCGGCGGGAGCGATGACGCAGCTCTTGATGAGAGAGTCGGCATACTTCGCCGTGTTCTTCCGGCCGCTGGCGGGGCGGACATACAGGTCCGTCAGATTGGTGTAGTGGGTAAAGCTCACGCTCTGGAGCGTGTACTCCACATCGTTCACGATAACGATCTTCTGTCTTGCCATGGTAAAGCCTCCCATATAATTTTGAGTGCGGGACCGAAACGGTATCACGTTCCGGCCCCGCCTGCTATGTTTGTGGCTGCTGTGCTTCCCGGCCTTCATCACATGATGAGGATGTCGGGGATCAGGAACACGAACTGAACATCCGGGGCGTCCTTGCCGCGCACGATATCGGGCAGTTTCTCCACCATACAGTTCTGGGCGAAGAAAATCTTGCCGTTGTCGTTGGCGTCCGTGATGGCGAGGTTCGCCTGGACGCTCTTCTCGGCGCACTGCTCCAGGTAGGGGATGTCCGGGGACTCCTGCTGGAGCGTGATGGTCAGCTTTCCGGCCTTGTTTGCGTTCATGATGTAGGTGGTGTCGCCCTTGACGCCCTTTTTCATCGAGTGGTTGGCCTCGTCACGGGCCAGCGTGAACAGGCTATCGCCGAACATACGCAGCTGTCTGCCGTTGTAGGCGACGTTCACTTTCAGCGGGTCATAGTTCTTCAGCATAGCTTTTTACCTCCTCATTAGAGCGTTGCCCGGAGGACGCCCTTGGTCTTGACCTGATGGACGGCGCCGCACAGCAGGGCCTCCCAGGTGATGTCGGGCATGACCCGGTTCCGGCGCTGCTCCTCCGTGCTCTCCGCGTACTTCGGGATATTCACGGTGAAAATGCCAGCCCTGCTCTCCTGGTCACGGGCCACGATGTTGTGATCCTCGTCCGCCGCCTCAGCCAGAGCCTGCAGCACCGCTGTGGCAATGAGGCCAAAGCCGGCGTCGCTGTAGTCAATGTTGGCGTTCTCCAGCAGGATGTCGTAAAGCAGGTCCCGCATCCGCTTGGCGATCCAGTCGCCGCCCAGCACCACATCGATGAACTCACCGTTGAGGCAGACGCCCTCCTTGACGTACTGGCGCTTGTACTCCTCAGTGAGATAGTTGACATGGTTCTCGTTCAGCTGGTTGCGCTGGCCCTCGGTCAGCTTGGGCCGACTGATGAGCTTCGTGCCCTCGCTGGTGGCGGCGTTGCCGTCCTGCGGCCTCTTGAACTTCCAGGTCACGTTCTTCGGATAGAACGGGCCGACGTTGCCGGTGTAGGAGGCGTCGGGCTCCTCGCTGAGGTACTTCTCCTCGGTGTAGATGACAGCGGCGCGGGCGGTGTTGTCGGCGAAGTCGAGGTCGCTGGTCTGGCCCATGTAGAACTTCCGGTGATCCTCCACGCCGGTGCCAAGCTCCGCCTCGGTAGGCTCACTGGCCTCGGCGAACTTTGCCAGGGTCTTGACGAACTCCGGCTCGTCCCGGTCGGTCAGGAAGTAGTACCAATCATCGTCCTCGTCCCGCTGGAACTCCTTGATGGTCTCGATGAGGCTGTCAGCGGCGGTCATGGCGTCCTTGCCGTTGGTGAAGGTCTTTTTCCCGGTGGCGACGAACTCCTGAGACATAGCCTCGTCCAGGAAGATTTCAATGCGCTCAGGAATGGAGTCGGTGCTGCCGCCCTCGGTGGCGGTGAACGTGACCACGGTGTCCTTCGCGGAGGCGGTGTAGGTCTTGCCGCCCTTGGTAAAGGAAGCCCCGTTGAACT